CCAAGTTGCGGTATACGGAACGGCCAAGCGATGCGGCAGCTTTGCCATACTCGCCATCCATTGCATCCATCCCGGCCTTAGTGAAGCTGCGTGCGAGGTCTACGCCCACGTCAACAACGGGCGAGGCCAACGGGCCTTGGGAGCGCCCAGACCCCAACGTACGCAAAGCGACTTCCCCTATAGGGGTCAACAAGCCAGAGCGGCCCATTGCCCGCATCCACAGCTCGGGGCTGTCCAGCTCGTACGTTGGCTCAAGGCCTACCATTGCGTAAAGCTGCGTGGTCAGTACGCCCGAGCCTACCATTGCACCGGCAGCCCCTATTGCACCGGAACCGCCCGATTGTATCTCACGGGCCACCGAGTTCTGCGTGAAGCTGGTCCCCCACGACATGAACTGCCCCAAGGTCTGCGCGACCTCGCCACTATAGGTGCCTTTCTGGCCGAAGTTGATTAGGTAGCGGTCGTACGTTGTCGGGAAAGTAACGGCCAGCTCGGCTTCCCGCACGATTGCAGTGCCGAACCGTTCCCGCAGCAACGTGGGGAGGCTGTTCAGGTCAACAGCTCCGGTGCCTTTGAACGCTTTGCCTTGGGCCTGGAACCCGGCCCACTCACGTTTACCGATGCCGTTATTCTCCAACACCACTTTGCGGTAACGGGCGGGCAGTTGGTCCCAAGACTTGCCCTGCATTTTCATCATCGCCCGAGACACCAACATGCCGTGGGCCGCACGCATACCTTGCTCTGCCTGCTGCTGTACTGTGAACCGTTGCATAAATGTGGCGTGGCGCGCGGCACCCCCGGCGGCCTTTTCGGAACGGGTAAGCCCCGACGAGTCACGCCCCCGCGCCTGCGGTATGTTGAGGTCGTTCGTGGAGGCCATGCGCCCGCGGGCGTTCGCCATGTAAACATGCTGGAACAAGCCGTAATTCGTCGCCAGTTCTTTCAGGTCGGCGTCCGTTACTACTTCTTTTAACGCCCGAAGCTGGCCGGAAAAGGCCGAGCCAAACCCCCCGGTGTGCATGCGCGACTGGACGATTGAGTTAATTAAGTCCTGGTTCTGCGCGAGGATAACTTTGCCCAAGAACGTGCCGGACAAGAAGTTGCGGGCCGTACTGAAATAGTTGGCAACGTCCATGTTGACAGGCTGTGCGTTACCCCCGCCAAGGGAAAACTCTGCGTAGCCCACGGAGTCTTTTATCAGCCGGTCGGACTCTTTGGTAATTTTCTCTACCTGCTTGGCAAGTTTCTCATCCGTTGCCTTGCCCCACTTGATCGCACGTTCTTCCGCCGTGCCGGTTGCAAAGCTCACGCGCCCGCCGCCCTCGGCTTCCACTACTGTCTTGAGCAGGGCCGCACGTTCGGCAGCCGTTGCAGAGCCTCGAACCAATACCGAGCGGGCCATGTTTTTCTGGTTAGCGAGCTTGGTGCCGAGCCGCCCCTGTTGCAGCTTTATGTTATCTAAAGCGTTGGGGCCAAACCGCTCGGCCATCAGCGTCTTGAAGATTATGTTTTCCACCGAGCGCAGCACGTTTTCAGACACACTACCGTTGCCAAACATGGCGAACATACGGGCGGCGTCCTCGGGCGACTTGAAGTGCAGCTTACGGGCCATCGTGATCGTCTGCCCGCTTGCGCTCTCGTACTCCGCCCGTTGCAGGGTCATTTTCACGGCGTCCGTTGTCGCCTGTGGGTCAGGGTGGTACGCGGGGTCGAGGGCACCAGCAAACTCGGTGTTAAACAACTCCGGGTCAGAGTCGATGCGGCTCATTTTCCACGAGTGGGGGAAATAATTGTTAAGCCCTTCCACCCATACGCCCGCGTTGCGCAGCCGTTTAAGCCACGGGGTCAGCTCGGCGTGGTACAAGTCAACGGCTGCACGCAAAGCAGGGTCGGCCACCTCGCCCCCTTCTGCGCGTATAACGAACGCCTGTGCCCACTCGGAGTCCTTTATGCCCTGGGTCAGCCGGTAGTCGCTAATCACGTCCCACACCGGGTTTAGCTTATTGCCCATGTCCCTGAAATGGAACGCGGCTTGGGACGCAACGGACTGAAAATTCACGTTGCCGCGGTTGCCGATTAGGTTACGGAACATCTGGGTAAACGACCACCCGTTGCCCCCGTTCGCGGCAAGCCCCTTGTTCGCCACTTCGTCGCCTGCCTTCGCAGCGATTTGTATGAACGTCCGTTGCTTGGCTGCGCGCATAAGGTACGCGGTCTTTGCGAGAACCGTGCGATCACTGCGGGACTGGTTGTTTATAAGCTGCTCTAGGTCGTCCACTATGAACCGCTTGGAAGCGGGGTCGAGTGCCGACGACTGGTTTATTACATCCAGTGCGTTGAGCAAACATTTTGTTACTTTCTCACTCACGTTTTACAGCTCCTAAATCTTCCGTCCAAGTCCTTGAGCATGGCGTGGATGTCCTCGATTCTCGCCGCGGCACCTTCGGCGTTGCCGCTTTTCTCCTGCAACGTGCGCAGTGCGAACTCCACTACAGCGTCCTCGCTGTCAGCCACTTCAGAGGGGCGCCCGGCTAGGTATTCTTCCTGCGAGGCGATGTCCTCCGGGGAGTTGCCCTTAGCCGCCGGGGGGTTGGTACGCGCCCGTTCAGCGCGCGCGTGGGTCAGTACCTCAAACAAGCGATTGTCAGGGATGCTGTCGTCGATCACCCGCGGGCCGGACACGTTGGCTGTACTCTCCCGGCGGGCTTGGGCTAGTTGCCGCCTACTCTGGCGCGCACGGTTGTTGCGCTTGCGATGTGTTGGGGTGTCCACTTTAGCTTTCGCCAGCGCCACTTCATCATCGACGAGCTGTTTTTCCAGCCGCTTAACTTCCTTGCCCGCAACTTCTTTAGCTTTTAAGCGCGAGGGGGCTGGCCCTTCGTCCACGAAGTCGTACAACGTCGCTCGCTCGGCAACGGTCAACTCCCCTTCGGGTTTCTTTGCCACATCCACTAAGTTTTTGAACAGCGGGGTGGGCTTGCCCTTTGCGTTGATAATCCCGTTCTGCTGCAAGCGTGTGTTGCCCTCGGGCGTTGGCGTCTTGATGTCGTCCACAAGCTGCGTGTTGTAGTCCGTCGGCGTTTTGCTCTGCACGTCGGAGGCGTCCCCGATGTCGCGCAAGGCTTTTTGTACCGCAGCGTTCTCCGGGTCAATACCTAGCTTCTCTGCTTGCGCGGCTGCGCGTGGCGACTGCGCGGCCAAGTCACGGAACCACTGCCGTACTCCGCCCTCATATTCCTCGAAGCCTCTTTCCAAGGTTCTGCGCGCCACGGCGGGCACTTCCACCGTGCCGGGGTCCGCGGCGCCGGTATGTTGGGGTCGTCCTGCAACGCGCGCGCAGCCGCCACGGGGTTAGAGTCGAAATCATCTGACAGCCTCACTACGTCGTTCACGTCTACATCGGTCCGGCCACCCGTCATTTTGTTCAGTATCTTTCCCGGCACTGCCAACACCGGGCCGAGCGCGAACACGCCCGCTGCGTTCATCAGCACTTGGCCTGCGTCTACTTCGCCCGTTGTGGCTTCCTGCACGGCGGCGTCCACGGGTACGCCCGCGAGTGCAATCTTGCCCGAGCCTATGTAGGACTGCTTGAGGAACGCGCCAAGGGTTTTGGCTCCTGCCGCACGCGCTAAGTTGGGGGCGCCAACAAAAGCAGTCAGCACGTTTGTCGGGGTCGGTAATTCGCCGCCCATAGTGCCAACGAACTGCGCTATGGGGCGGGACTCGTACTGCGCCTGATACTCGTCCTGATCGTACATATACACTTGGCGCTTAAATTCGTTCTCGGAGACACCGGGGCGGAACTTGATGTCGCGCTCGCCCACAATCTCTTGGAAACGTGCCGTGCTGGTCGTATTAGCCAAGCCGCCGCCGCCCTCATAAAGAGCAGACCACTCCGTGCCGGCACGGCTTAGGCCCACGCCAAAATACGCGCCCGACGTAGCCCAAAACCCGCGCTCAATCGGGCCAACGCCTTCTTGCCGGGCCGCGCTTACGGGCTGGCCTGCGAACGTGCGCGGGACCGTCTTTGGTAAACGGGCCGGGTACTCGTCGGGTTGGTATTCTTCATCGGCCATTGGTGGCCCGTTCGGCAAACGCTGCCGCGTCATTCGGGACCAAAGCCGCCCAAGGCTTGCCCGTTGCTTTTTCCTGTTTTGCTAACTCCATGTCGCCTTCTGGCCCAAGGAAATAGCCAACGTACATCCGTTTCTTGTCGTCGGGGTACATTTTGGCAAGCTCGTCCAGCGCCATTGTGGCGGCGACCTGCGCGCCAAGTGCGTTCGTTGCCGGTGGCGGGACTTCCCCCGTCAGGCTGTTAAACGAGTCCAAAGTTACCCCGCCCAAAGACTTGCGGGCTTGCTCCCCGGTAGCCGCCCCAGCCGCCCGTTTGTACGCGGCTTGGTAGGCGGAGTCGTTGGCGTACAAGTCGGACCACCCCTCGTCCAGCGAGGTCAAGGGTTCGCGCTCGTTGCCTTTTTGCGTTGCCGGAGTAGAGTGCGATGCTTGCAGCACAGCTTGCAGGTCGCTACCGCTGCCGTTGGCGGCTCTCGCCGTGGCGTCTGCCTGCGACAAGCTGCTCAAGTAGGGGTCAGTACCCATCCAACGGGTTGCCAAGCGGCTCACCGTGTCTAGGCTGCGCGCCAGGGGGCCGTCCACGGGGTTTTCCCGGTTCTCTATGTCGCGGGCAGTGTTGAACTCTTGCTGCACCCGTTCGGCGTCCATAACTATCAGCTTGCCGCCGGAGTCAACCAGTGGGACGCCTGGGGCGTTGCCCTGCTGCACGCCTACCACCCCGCCTTTCATCGAGAACGGGCGCAAGCCCCCCCACGACGTAGCATCCGCGCGTATGTTCTCCAGACCGGGATGGTTCAATAGTAGCTCGTCAAAACCTTCTTGCAGCGCGCCCGACTCGATATCGAAGTATTGGTCCAGCACGACTGCGCCATTCGCAAGGGTAGTGGTCTGGGATAACGGCGCAGTCTCTTTGTTGCTCCGTTCAATGCCCCGTTTGAGCGCCCGTTCAACATCGCCGCCGCCTTCGCTCTCGTCACGGGCCAGATACTCAAGGGCGTAGCCATACACCGAGTCCACAATCTCGCTGCCTACTGCTACGCGTACGTCGCCGTCGCCGTTGGCCGCTGCGTTGGCTTTGCGCGCCACTCCCAAGGACAGTAGTTCGTCCGAGGTCAACGCCCGCATACCCTGTTCTGCCCGCCCTTTCCGGCCCTGTTCGGCGTAACCGTGGACAAGTGCGGCGGTGTCAGGGGTCATGGAAACGGCCAAAGCCGCCATGCCTTTTACTTCGGGGTCGGAAAGGTCGGAAATCAGGGCTTGGGTTTTTACAAAATCACCCCCGCCCTGCGCCAGATACCCGGCCAGCTCCCCGGACACGACCTCGTCTGCTGCCGTAGGATCGGACAAATTAGCTTCGAGGGTTTTACGTTCATCTTCCGCGTACAGGTTCACCATGCTCGGCGGCCACTGCGCAACGTGGGCAGCCTGCACGGCGCGGGCCTCCCGCTGCTCCAACGTGGCCCCAACGGGCAACGGCACCAGACTGGCAACGTCGTTTTCTTCCCGTGCCTTCTGGATGTCCTCGATGCGCTTCCTGTTGGCCTCGATCAAGGTGGTCGCAGTTTGGGTGGAAACTGGGTCGTTGGCAGTGTTCATCTGCACTATGAGCGAGGCACTGCTTTTTTGTAGGTCAGCCACGGTGGAGGAGGTGCGGGCCTCTGTTGTGACTTCCAGCGCCCCTATGTCGTTGCGCAGCTCTGCGATTTTGCGCTGGTCGTCCCCGTCGCTGGCAAACCTAAAGCCTTCGAGCGCCAAAGTGTCGGTTACGCCCGGAGGAACGGATATGCCGCCAAGCCCCACGGTAGCGCGGAGGCGTTTCAGCCGGTCTACCGTGCGGTTAAACTGTGTCTTGGCTGCTTTCTTGCCCGCCGTCAGTTGGGATTTAAGGTCGGAGGCCAACGAGCTTGCGAGCGTTGCCGCCTGCTTGTTGTCGTCAAACCACCGCCCGTTCTCTAGCTGGTTTATAACGGAGCGCGCTCCGGCGAGGTCGTGCCCACGCAAGGCGCTGCGGAACTTACCTCGGGCAAAGCTGTGCGCAAGGTCGGAGTTCAGGGCCTCTTTCTGGTTCTGTCCGTTGACTGGTGTAAAAACGCCCTTGGCAATGGCCTCATCAATGTACGCTGTACCGGCGGCGGAGACTTCGAGAAACTGCTCCTCGTCGGGGGCGTTCAAAAACTGGTCGCTGGCCTCGCGGGTCAGGTCAGACACAAACGTACGGGCTTTGAGTTCGGTTTCCTGTTTGACCTGGGCCGCGGCGTTCTCGGCAATTTTCTTGTAGTAAGAGTTGCCCGTTGCTTCCAGCTCAATGTCCGTCCGTAGCCGCAGCTCGGGCGGCAGCTCTTTTGTCTTGTTTTTCTGGCCCTCGGTATAGGCTTTCCACCCGGAAGCGAACGCCTCTGGGTCATTGGGGTTCTCTTTCGCCAACGCGCCGGCGACGGTCAGTGCCTCCGTTCCGAGCTGTCCAACGTACACCGTTTCGGCCTGCGCCTTGTAGGCTTGGTCGTATCGCGCCGCCAAGCCCTCGGGCGAACTCGCCAGGCCTTCTTCCTGCGCCCGTTGGTCGTCTATCGCTACGTTCTGTACGTTGCGCACGGCTGCGGCTTCTTCTTTCTCGGCTTGGCGCACAGTCTCGGCCTGCAAGAGTTTTTCCGTCAGCGGTATCTGCACAACGGGTAACGGGGCGCTCACATTCACGCGGCCAAGATTGCCGGGGGCCGGGGTTCCCTTACCTAAAGGTACTGTAGGCATTAGCCACCCCCTCGGCCGACGACGGGCTTCTTAGCTTTCAACGCGTTGGCGGCTTCCTGCTCGCGTTTACTTTCCACAATACTGCCCACCCCACTAAACAGGTCAAGCGCCCCGCCCAGACCGCCTGCCAAGGCAGACAACTTGCCCGTGCCCTCGGTAAAACGGCTCTGGGTAAGCTGGTTCTGTTCTGCGGTCTCGGCATACTGGTCTGCGTAAGAAAGGTCTTTGGCGCTCTGTGCGAGCAAAAGGCGGCTTGTGCGCCCTCCCCTGCCACTGGCACCTATTGCGGCCTGCTGGGAGCCACGGAGGCGGAGATAAGCGTCTGTGCGGGCGATAGCCTGCCCCTCGGCGGCGTACTTTATCTGGTTGCGCTCGATTTTCCCCTGCGCGCCAGCAATCTTGGCGTTGGCTATCGCCCCGAATGTCGAGGTTAGAAAACTCGAACCAAGGTTGGCTGATTGTAATACCCACGACGCGCTCACGACGACACCTCTCTGGTTACGGACCGCACCCGTGCGCTGTAAATGCTTGGCACGGACAGCTCCGTGGTCCTCCGGGTTTTCCAGCCTAGTAAGCGTTTACTATACACGCCAGTCACCCGTTGCCCTGCCCTGGCTGGGATTTCCGCCTGGATTGGGCTACCGTCGATGTAAAGCTGCGAAGATTCGAGCAGGTCAACGAGCACGCGCACAATGCGAGTCTTGCGGTTCAGCATGGTTCCTCGCTTGTCAGCATCAACGGGCGGCAGCAACTCGGCCTCCGCATCGTAGACTGCGCCAAACCGGACGGCGCTATCGGCGGGCACTTCGGCGGGCAGTATCACCCGCGGCGGGGTTCCTGCTACCACGGGGAAGGTGCCAAGCCACTCATAATTATCCTCAGAGAACGGAGGCGTGCGCAAGAATACGCCCACTTGCGCCCCAGCGAACATTGGCGGCACGAGGAAGGACTGCCCGTTCATCAGGGCTTGGAAAGGCATATCCATAATGTCGGAAAGGCCCATATCTTCCCCCTCGAAAGTCAGGATATAGCGGCCCCCAACCGGGTCATAAAACAGAAAATACACGGTGTCGGGGCTGGCGGTCAGGGAGACCACTTTCAGGCCCGCGCCGAAAGAAAACTCAACCCGCGACCACGCCAATACGTTCTGGCCGGGGGCAAACGCACACACGCGCACAGTGCCATCGTCCAACAGGGCGTATATCCGCGCCGTGGAGTCTCGGCCCGTCGCTGGCCGGTACACTAACTGGTGTACGGGCTGCCGGAACAAGTGCGTCGCCAACAACGTGATGTCCTGCGAGGCAAAGGATTGGCTTTGGAACTCAAACTGCACAAGAAAAAGCCTTTGGCGCGTTGAGTCAACGTGTACAAAAGACGCCCCACCGACCGAAACCACACCCGTTGGGGCAGACCCCGTGTTGCCTATGAGGGCCGCCGAGAAGTTTTGGGGGGTCATTATGCCTGACCCGTCGCCTATGGCGACTTCGGCCCCGTAGCTGCCGAGGAACAAACGGTCTTTGGACACCAGCCACACGAACTTGGTCACGTTTGGCAGGAATACTTCCTCCGCAATGGGGGAGCTGTCGTCTGTATTGGCGGGCAGTATCACAAACGGGTCGCTGGACTTAGAAAGCCAGATGCCAGTGGGCTTGTCGGGAGTCACGGCCAACACCAGCCGATTCTGGTAGAAGGACACCAGTGCCGGGTACTGGCCGTTCCCAAAAGTATTCTCGAACGCGCCGACTGCGCCGCGAGTCGGGGTAAGAATGGGGTCGTGGGTGTATACCGTGGTGGTGGTGCCGGAGCCATTGACCGTGGGGATCTCTTTGCCCTCCACCCGCTCGCCAGGGGAGCTTTCGGCCTCCACTTTGAGGAGGGTGTCGCTCTCCACTTCCAACACCCGGAAAAACTTGTTGCCTACGCGGATAAAGGGGCGTGGGGGGTCGCTGGTCCCTACCCTGCCTATCTGCATCTCGAACAAAGTGTCCTCGCCTTTCACCCGGCTGACATCACCCGAGCCGAAGGCGAACACGGGGGGTTCGTAGGTCATTTTTCCCGCCAGTTCTTCAAAGAACAGGACGTTTTCAAAGCCCAGCGTGCCGTCCTCCTTCAAGAACAGGCGCTTGACACTAAAAACGCCCGTTGCAATAAAAGCCGCGGGACCAGCGGCGGCAATGTTTATGATGTCGGACAACCGGCCAATTTTTGCCAACGGGTCGTTTAGGTCAGAGTATATGGCCAGTTCCGCGCTCTCGTAGCTGAACGGGGCGGAAAGCAGCACGCGATGAACGCCACCCTCTACTTTTACCTCGTGCGTATCCCGGTCAATAGCCAGTACCGACATAATAAGAATATCAGGCTGCGAAAAGGTGGCGGCATCGGCGTCCGGCGATACCCCATGCTCGAACACGGCCAGAAAGTATAGCTCGTTGAGCACTATAATTTCCGTGTGGTAATCAACCGTAGTGTAAGGGATTACGTTGCCCTCGACGTCAACAACACCGTGGGTCTCGGGTTCAGAGTCGGCAAATATAGCCCGGCGAACGGGGGAGCCGAGGTCGAGACCGATGCCGGACTTTTTAACCCCGAAGATGCCCGTTGACCAGAACTCCTCCGACGTTGGCTCGCCGAAGGGCTGGCTCAACACTCGGTCCTCGCGGAGCACGGGGCGCAACGGCGGGCGCTTGTACACCCCACCTACCCGGTCGGGGTAGAAGTTGGATAGCCGCACCGCTGCCGACTTGTAGAAATCAGCGTCTTGGCGCGAGTGCAGGTCGGGGTCAAGCTCGCCACGGCTAAAGTCTGTTACATCGAAAAAGCGGGTCACGCGGAGGCCAACGGGTTGTAGCTCTGCCGCAAGTAAATCTGCATCAACTCATAAATCTCAACGGGCGTCTGCTGCCCGTTGATGGCCCTCGCCATGCGCATATGCTCGCGTGTGTACGCTTGGTACAAGTCAGCGCGGCTGGTGGTGTCCGTTACCGCTATGGCAAGGGCTGCCGCGAGTTCGTGAACCACCAAGTCCTCGAAATAAGGTGCCCAGCCGGAGGGCGGCACGTCTGCAACGTAGACAAGGGCAGGGGTCTTGTCGTTCGTATACAACCGCTGTCCGGCCAGGCGAAAACGGTCGTAGCTCTCTAAGCCAAGCACCCGCACGTTGTCCGTTGGGAGCTGGTAAAGATACTCGAATTTATTGAACAGTTTGTGCTCGCCCGTTGGGAGGGACACCCGGCCAAGTAATGCGCCTTTCAGGGCGAAGTACCAAGGGTGGGCGGCCAGCATCCGGCGGCTAACTGTGGTGTAAAGTTCACTAACGGCCAATGCTTGTGCATCTTGGTCGTTGAACGACGCAATGGGTTCTGCGCCGATGCGTACTAGGGCTTGGTTCACGATGCTCAAAACGTCGCTCATAGTACGTCCTTCAGTAAAGCCCCGGCGACCGTAGCCGCCGGGGTTGTATCATTCCGCGCGGTCGCCTTAGATAACGGTTAAGGTAATCGCGTCGGTACTGGCGTTCTTCGCCGCCCGGTAAGTCACCCCGGTGTTTTGCACCGTGACCTGGTCTCCGGTCTCGATCTGGTTTGCCATTGGGGTGAAATACCCGCTGGCAGTAACCGTGTCGGCGTCCGTGTTGGCATAGACGTACTCACGGAAACCCGCGGTGCCTGCGCCCGAGTAGCCCAAGAGGGCCAGTTCTTTTTTAACTAAAGCCATGTCATTTACTCCGATTTGGGTTGGGTTAAAAGACGCCCCCCGTAGGGGGCAGCCTGTTAGGAGCTGGTCAGCTCAAGCACGCCGTCTTCGTCAATAATAACGGCGCCTTCTGACATCCAACTGTTGACCAACCAAGACACCTTCTCCGGCACCCAGTCCACGGACGTAGTGATGTCTTTTACGACACCATGCCCAACGGACGGCATGTGGTAGAAGAACCCTTTGGTCCCTTCGGGTATGCCGGTATGCACCATCCAGTTGAAGCCCATCCAGAAGGCCGGTTCGCGGCCCGTAGTCAGGAGCTTCTGCATGGTAAAGTCGGAACTTGTCGCGCCTTCGATCTGGAGCAATTCGCTCAAGGTCTTGGGGTTCACGACTGCGTAACGCAGCATATCGGCAGGCACGTCTTTCTCGTTCAACGTCTCGCTGAGGCTGGTGATAGCCTTCAACGTCAGGGCGTTGGCGGGGGCTGACCCCGTGCCGTTGATGCCGGTGACAGCCACAGAGTTCGTGGTGGCGTCCAGAGCCTCTATGATGCGCCGGTCAGTCTCGCGGCCAAGCGCCCAAGCCGAAGCCCGTGCGTAATCGGTGCGCAGCGACCAGTTGATTTTGGCTTGGTCAAGGTCGTCGATGTATTCCGGCGCGTAGGAATCTTCCATGTCTGCGAACACACGCGTGTGTTCGAGGTTCATTGGAACTACGTCGGCATGACGGGCTTTGGAAGTCGCCTTACCTTTGCCGAGTTTGGGGAAGTAAATGCGCTCGGCACCTACTTGGGTCCGTTCCCGAACGGTTTTGCGTAGCATAGCGCCTTCACGCTGGTACGCGGCTTTGGCCTCAGCTTCGTAAAGCTGGATGAAACTTGTTTCTACAGATGCACTCATGGTGACAATCCTCTAATTTGGTTCTAGCAAATTGGGTTGTCATTGCCACCATGGCAAGGCCCGTAACGGGTAACGTACCAACGGACGTTACCCGTTGTCAACTAACGGTCAAACACCTGCTGGTACTTTTTGTTGACCTGATTGCGGAAAGCCTCGTCTGCCCAATACCGCGGGTCGTTGACCTGCTGTTGCAATTCATCCTTGGTAGTCGGCTGGACAGGGCCGCTGGACTGCGGGCTTTTGGTCTTGGACTGCATCAGGCTGTACAACGAACGCATCCCGTCGGCGGTTTTTGCCATCTCCGTCACAACGGACGGTGGCACGTTCTTATCCGCCCACGTTTTGACTTCCGCCAAGCGCGTTGTCAGTGCCTCTACTTGGGGCTTGCCATCTTCGCCCGTCATTCCCCACGCGCTCGCGAGCTGCTGACGCTGGGCTTCGTGCTGTTGCTCGGCCATTTGCGGCACTACTTCGGAATGAAAGTAGTCCATCAATTTCTGTGCGTTGTCGTTGGATAGCCCCATCGCCCGGAAGGTCTCGGCGTCACCCTCGGGTAATCCGTCCACGCCCTCGGGCAGTTTCAGCTCGTAGACTTCCGGCGGGCCGTCCTTGCCATCCATCTTGCTGCGCAAGTTCTTGTAGCTCTCGGCCAAGTCCTCGGGCTTTTTGAACTGCTCCGGCAACCACTCGGGGCGCTCGTCCCCGTTGGCTTCCTCCGTTGAGATACCGAGCACTTGCAGCAGCTCTGCGCGGTTGGCCGGGTCTTGGAACTTACCGGGCAGCCAGTCGGGCAGCGTACGCCCGTCGTCGGGGATTATAGGCCCGTCGGGTTCTTCTGCCGCGGGCTTGTCACCGAACCAAGTGTCTTGGTCCTTTGGCGCTTCCTCCTTCGGGGCCGGTTCCTCCGTTGTAGGTTCCTCGACCTCAACGGCTGCTTCTGCTTCACTCATGGGTAACTCCTGCTCTTGTAAGTAATTCTACGGCCAGCGCGCGGTAGCCTTCGCTCCACGCGGTGTCGGCTGCGTCACGTCCGGGGCGGTAGCTCCGGCTCATGGCGATCTTCTGCAAATAGCGTAGCAACGGGCGCTGGTTGTCTACGGCCAAGGCTCGGACTGCGGCGTTGTCGATCACGCGCTGGTCGTCCTCGGCACGTTCTTGTGCTGCGGGGTCGCCCTGGGGGGCGGCGCCCTCTAAATCTTCCCAGCTCATTGTGGTTGCGGCGCTTGCGGATTGCCGCCCTCCTGCGGTGGCCCTTCGGGCTGTTTGGCGTTGGCCTCGTCGATCAACTCCTGTACCTCGTCGGCGCTGCGTAGCAGGCTGGTTGGGATGTTGTCGAGTTCCGCCACACGGCGTATTGCCGCCTCGGTGTTGATTGTCAGGCCCGCTCGGGGGTCGAACTGGCCGAACTGTGCCGCAACGGATGCGAGGTTAAGCAGATTGCTCTTTTCCTCGGCCCACTGCGCCTGTGATAACCGGCTGACGTACTGCACTTGGCCGGCTTGGCCGTCGGCTTTCAACTCCGCGGAAACTTCCCCGCTCTGGCGCAACCACCACAGCGTCCATTGCAGCACCGGCGTTAGTACCTCGTCTTGCAGACGCGCCAACGTGGCGCCCATGTCGGAGGCAATAACCCGCGTGCGTTCTGCGATCTCGGTCGCGCTGGCCGGCGTACGTCCGAGCGGTTGGAACTGGTCAGCCATAAAGGCCTGCTTAATACTGTTGCGAAGGTCGTCCATCACCAACATGCCCACGTTGAAGTCGGTGGACGTTGGCAGCGCGTCGATGCTGCGGTCGTTGGGGCTGTTGCTCATAACCGGGATGCGCGCCCCCGGCTCGATGGTCAGCGTGTACGGGTTTACCACGCCGTCGTTTACCACGGTGTAGACGCCGGACACTGCCAGCGCAGCGTTCTTGATGGACAGCTCTTTGACCTTGTTCAACATGCGCACGTCGGCCAGCACGCGTAACGCGGGGCCACGCCCGTAGGGGCTTCCAGGCATCTTGGACCAACGGGTAACGAGCAGGCGGGGCAACGGGTCAACGCTGCGTTCCAGCTCGATGCTCGGGCCACCCTTGCCGGGGTCTGCTTCGTTAAGCATCTGCGCCCACTGCCATTGGCCGTCAGCTTGGCGCTCCGTGACATAAATCACCGGATGCCGCGCGAGGGGTTTGTCTTTGTACTGGGCTTTCCAGGTGGAGGACAGCTTGTCGCCATACTCGTCAAGCAGGCTCTTGGTGGTCCACGTTGTACGTCGGGCCACCATGCTTACCCGCCCGTAGGCGTCCTCGGCTAAGGCAATCTCGGATAGTGGCACCGCTTTGAACTCAAGCTGCCCGTTGACGGGCGTTACCTCAAGGCAACCAGTCCCACCCACAATGCGGTCGATCAATACAGGCTGCATCTCCTCGTAGAACCGGCCTTTGCGCAGTAAGTCTGCCATTTTGAGCTGGGCATCCTCGAAGATAGGCCGCAGCTTCTCGCGGTCCTCCCGCTCAGTGATGCCCAAGCCCGCTTGCAGGCGGAACCAGTTCTGCCACGGCGGTATCAATCCGCTGATAAGCAGGTTGGTCAGGCGCTCCGCGGCGTCGATAGCCGTGCTGTCGAACACCTCCGTTTGAATCTCTTGCGGGGACAGGTTATCCCGAAAGATCGTCGCCCGTTCAGGCGCAACGTAGCGGTACACGGTATCCCACAGGGCTTCCCATATCTTGCGCTCATTGAATAGTGCCTCAACACGCGCGGGCAGAGTCTCCCGCGCCATTATTTGTTACTCTGGGCGGAGCCAAGGATGTCAAAAAGGCTGTTGTTGTCGGCCCCCAACGCGGCGCGCACGGCCCCTTCTCGTTGCTGGACAGCCTTTTTCTTTGCGGCCTTCTGCGCGGCCTCCTGCTTCACGGCGGCGCTGTTGGCCTCCGCGCCTTGCTTGTATGCAAGCCCCGTCCCCGCCACTGCCCCTACTGCGCTTGCGATTGCAGCGGCGCCGCTAAGTGTTAAAGTTGCCATTACTTGTCTCTCCACATTCTTGCAAGTAGCTCGCT